TGGCAGAATGACTGAGGCAGAATTTGAATTGCTTGTGGAAATACTTTTTGAACTGTTCGATGACCGTAAAATTACAATAAAACAATTTCGAGATATTTTTGTTGACCTAAGAGGATTTTGCAATCAAATTAAAGATTTAACAGAGGAATAAAATGAAACCAAACTATTATGCAATCATCCCGGCAGATGTCCGGTATGATGAGAGATTGACCCCAAATGCCAAATTACTTTACGGTGAGATAACCGCACTTTCGGGAAAAAATGGTCAATGTTGGGCATTAAATGATTATTTCGCCAAATTGTATAAAGTAGATAAAAGGACAATTACAAGGTGGATCACAGACCTTAAAAATTGTAATTATATATCAGTTACCATAAAAAGAGATTCCGAAAATAAAATCATTGAACGTATAGTCAAAATTGTCGGGAGGTCACGACAAAATTGTCGGGAGGGTATAGACAAAATTGTCCGAGATAATAGTATAGTAAATAGTAATAATATTATAAATATTAATAACCGCAAATCAAAAACAAGCAAAAAAGTGTCTGATTTTGCGGACAACTATATTAAATGCTATGATGCCATAATTGAATTGTTTCCTCAAAGAACAAGACCAAAAACAACGGCACAAAAAATTAAATGGTTGGACACTATCCGATTGGCAGATGAAAAAGATAATTGCAACCCACGGCAACTTTGGTGGATTGTAAACAAGGCAAGGAATGATTCGTTTTGGCAAAAGAATGTTTTAAGCATTCCGGAACTCAGAAAATCAAAAGAGGGCAGACTGCCAAAATTAGAACAATTAATTCAAAAACTTGGAGGAAGGGAATTTGATGCACTACGATAAAAACAAAACAAAACAAACCGAAAAAAGGTGTTTAGATGCACTTTCAAAGTATGGCGATTTTAAATTGTCTGAAGATGAGTATTCGCCTTTTGATTTGTATGGATATACCAACAACGTAAAAACGCTAATTGAAATCAAAGAACGATCTGAAATGTGGGATCGATGGTATATTGAAAAACAAAAAATCGACAACCTTAGAAAACTAAAACACAAAACAAAAGACCCCTTGAGAATTTACCTTTTGATCGTTGTTAAAAATGATGGGTTTCTTTTCAAGGTTGATGACATATTTGAAATGGGAAAAATTGAACGGATAAGAATGAATAAACAAACATCAAAAGATTTTCCGCATATAGATATAAAAATCAGAAAAGAAATTATTAATTTTCACCACCAACTAAACTTATTAAAACTTAAATTAAATGATTGATGAATTTCTAAGCCTTGGCATTGAACTTAAATCAAACGCCAACGTACAAAAAACAAAATGTCCAAAGTGTTCTCACAAAAGAAAAAATAAATCCGACCCTTGTTTGTCGGTAAATATTGAAAAAGGTGTTTACAATTGCCACCATTGTAATTGGTCAGGCAATGTAAAATTCAAGCCGAAAAAGGAATATATAAAACCGGTTGAAACTAAAATTGAATTATCTGATCGGACAATTGGATGGTTTAACAAAAGAGGTATTTCTACCGCTACCCTATCCCATTGGAAAATTGGCGAATCAACCGAATACTTTCCACAAGTAGATAAAAGGCGGAAAGCAGTTAATTTTAATTACTACCGAAATGGCGAACTGATAAACACCAAATTCCGGGATGGTGAAAAGAACTTTAAAATGGTTAGCGGTGCGGAACTGATATTTTACGGCATTGACAACATCAAAGAAATGGACACCATTTACATTGTCGAGGGCGAAATGGATGCATTGTCATTATCGGAATCGGGGATTTATTCCGTTTGTAGTGTCCCCAATGGTGCATCAAAGGGAAATCAACGCCTTGAATATCTTGACAACTGCTTTGAATACTTTACAGAAAAAAAGGAAATAGTATTATGCACCGACAACGATGATGCCGGTTTATCACTTAGAAATGAACTTGCAAGGCGATTCGGAAAATTTCGTTGTAAGTATGTTGACTTTGGAGAGTACAAAGATGCCAACGAGGTACTCACCGAAAAAGGTGCAGAAACATTACGATCCATATTAAAAGAAACTAAGTCATTCCCACTTGAAGGGGTGATCAACATCAATGACATTTGGCAAGATGTTATCAACTATAATGAAAAAGGGATAGTCAACTACTCAATTCAACTTGCGGACTCGGATGAGTGGTTTAAAATGGCTTTTGGGGAGTGGTCAACCATTACCGGAATACCTAATTCAGGAAAGTCAGATTTTGTCGATCAAATATCTTGCAATCTTGCCCTTAAATATGGATTTAGAACTGCATACTTTTCCCCGGAATCGTTTCCCTATGAAAGCCACATAAAACGATTGGCAAACAAACTCAACGAAAAGCATTGCACAACCGATGATTTAAACCGGACAAAAAACTTTATTGAAGAGCATTTTTACTTTGTGAAAATAGACCTTGAAAATCTAACGCTGAAATCGATACTTGATAAATTCCGGGAACTCGTATTTCAAAAAGGAGTCAACGTTTTGACAATTGACCCTTGGAATATGCTTGACCATTCGGCACAAAAAGACCATTCATATATCGGGAGGGTACTTTCTGAGATAACCCAATTCGTACAACAGACAAACACCCATTTATTTTTGGTCGCACACCCAAGAAAAATGGAATCTGAAAACGGCATCTTTAAAATACCAACGCCCTACGACATATCCGGGTCATCTGATTTTTTCAATAAATCTTATAATTGTTTAACGGTTTACCGGTCAATTGGCGAACGAACAATGTATGAATCGGATTCGGTGCAAGTACATATCCAAAAGGTAAAAAGAAAAGAAAACGGTAAACAAGGATATTTCACCGTTGCACCGGACTTTAAAAATGGGGGTGTATATAAACCAATCGATGAAAAGAAAAACAGAATAACAGTCGTAAAAGACACAATACCTTTTTAATTATGAAAATTTTAAATTTATATGCTTGTTTAGGCGGTAACAGATTTAAATGGGATGAAGTAACAAATGTTGATGTTACTGCTGTTGAATTAGACCCCGAATGTGCAAAATTATATCAAGAAAGATTTCCGAAAGACAAAGTTATTGTTGCTGATGCACATCAATATTTATTAGATCACTATAAACATTTTGATTTTATTTGGTCATCACCGCCTTGTCCGACACATAGCCGAGCGAGGTTTTGGGGAATTGGTGCAAATGGTAAAAATCCAGTTTATCCTGATATGAAATTATATCAAGAAATACTTTTTTTAAAACATCATTTTAAGGGTAAATATGTTGTAGAAAATGTTATTCCATATTATGAACCGTTTATAATTCCACACAAAAGAGGAAGGCATTTATATTGGACAAATTTTAATTTACCAAATAATTTAAATGATAGAAGAATTGCAATATCACAAACAAAAAACGAACTTAAAAGTTTATCTAAATTTCATAACATTAATTTGAAAAAATATCAAGGGAAACAAAGTAAAATTAAAATCGGAAGAAACCTTGTAGATTATGAAGCTGGAAGAACAATATTAGAAACAGCTTTAGGAATTATACGAAAACAAAACCAAACGCAATTAGAGATGTTTTAATGAATCTAAACGAGTATTTTGATGCGTTCCGTTGGTGTGAAAACAATTCCATACGATGCTATCCAAAACCAAAGGGCAATGAATTTATTTTGGTTTATGAGATCAATGGACAAGCCAAAACATCCGGCAAAACGTATTCCAAAAAAGAATATGACACCAAGTGGAAAGAATTTTATATTTACCTTTACAAAAAATTTAAGGATGTTTGAAGTTGAATTTTTTCCCCTTTACGGTTTCACGGTTGGTTTTAATTATTCTAACGATGATCTTTTAGACATAATTGAGGAAAAAGATTTTAAACACACCATCCAAGTGTTCATTGGAATATTTGGATTCAACATTAATTGGTACATTGATAAATAAAAAAGGGAATGGGAAAAAGGGTAAACATTTCGGTAATCAAACCGAATGAGGAAAATCCTCGTTTTATAACTGACCAAAAATTCAAAAAGTTAGTTAAATCAATCAAAGAATTTCCCGAGATGCTTGAAGTCCGACCACTTGTTGTGGATGAAAACTTTATGGTATTGGGTGGAAATATGCGTTTAAAGGCATTAAAATCTGCCGGTGTTTTTGAGGTTCCAATCCAACAAGTAAAAGGATGGACTGATGACCAAAAAAAGGAGTTTATAATCAAAGACAACCTTGGTTATGGTGAATGGGATTGGGATATTGTTGCCAACGATTGGGACATACAAAAACTAAAAGATTGGGGGATGGATTTGCCGGATTTTCCCGATCCGGAACTTGATGCACAGGAGGATGATTATGAGGAACCCGATGATTTAAAAGTGGATGTTGTTTTGGGGGATTTAATAGAGATAGGTGAACATAGACTTTTGTGTGGTGATTCAACTGATGCTGACCAAGTGGCAAAGTTAATGGATAATGAGGAAGCTGATATGGTTTTTACTGATCCCCCTTATGGAATAGGATATGAATATAATTCACATAAAGACACAAAAGGTGATGAATATTTAAAATTTTGTGATCAATGGTTTGATATTTTAAAAGAACAAAATAAACTTATCGTGATTACAACAGGATGGAAATATAAAAAATATTGGTGGTCAAAAGAACCCAAAGACGAAATGACTTGGTTTGATAAAACAAAACAATCAGGGGGTTCATCTTTTCATTTAAGAAAGACAGAACCAATCTTTATTTATGGAAAAGTAAATGAAAAATACACTTGGGATGTTTTTGAACATACATCCGATAGAGGTGATGGGATGCGTGAACTACACACTTGCCCAAAACCAATAAATTTTATATCTGATTTAATAAAACCACAAGTAAAAAAAAATAAAATTGTTTTAGATGTTTTTTTGGGAAGTGGCACAACAATGATTGCATCACACCAATTAAAACGCAAATGCTACGGAATGGAACTTGATCCAAAATATTGTCAAGTTATAATTGATCGAATGATAAAACTTGATCCAAATATTAAGGTAAAAATCAATGGCAAAAAATATCACTAATTTTGTAATATGAAACAAAATGCAACGGCTATAAAAAAGAAAGCAATGATCGAGGCATTGGAAAAAACCCTTGGGGTGGTTACAACTGCCGCAAAGATGGTTGGCATTGATAGGGTTACCCATTACCGGTGGTTGGATGCAGATAAGGAATATCGTGAAAATGTTGATGATGTTCAAAATGTTGTCTTGGATTTTGCTGAATCGGCATTGCATAAGATGGTTGAAAATCACAACCCGGCGGCAACTTTATTTCTATTAAAAACAAAAGGGAAAAAACGAGGATATATTGAACGCCAAGAAATTGCCCACGAAGGAAATGTCCAATCTACACTAATAGAATGGAAACCGGCAGACAAAGAAAAGTAGAACAAAAGTGCAATCGCCAATTCTACGATTTAATTAATTCAGATAAAAGATTCAAAGTCCTACAAGGAGGGACACGAAGTGGTAAGACATACGCCATCTGTCAATATGTAGCTTACATTCTAACGACTGCAAAAGAGCCACTAACCATTTCCCTTATCAGAAAAACATTACCGGCGTTAAAAGGCTCTATTCAAAGGGACTTTATTTCTATATTAGAACAGACCGGAATGTATTTCGATGGCAATCACAATAAAGCGGAGAATACTTTTCGATATGGCAAACACCTTGTTGAATTTTTATCTGTTGATGACAGTCAGAAAATCCGTGGTCGAAAAAGAAATATTGCCGTGTTGAACGAGGCAAACGAATTGTTGCTTGAGGACTTTCGACAAATCAATATGCGTACCACCGACAATATCATTATGGATTTCAACCCATCCGACCCGGTGCATTGGATATATGATGACATCATCCCAAGGGAGGATTGCGACACTTGGATTACAACCTACAAAGACAATATGTTTTTGTCTGATGATCTTGTTTATGAGATTGAAAGGATGCGTGAGCGTGATCCGGATTATTGGAGGGTATTTGGTGAAGGTCAAAAGGCGGTGTTTTCCGCCCGGCAGATATTCAATAATTGGAAGTTTATTCCCCACAAAGATTTCCCGGAATTTGATTTACATACTGAGGCGGTCATTGGATTGGACTTTGGATTTAGCAACGACCCATCGGCGGCGGCAATCATATTCCGCAAGTCAGATAAATTGTATGTTCACGAAATCTTATACAACACCGGAATGACCAATGGTGACATCGCTGATTATTTCAAGGCAAATGGTTATGATCAAGTGTTAACGTTTTATGATAGTGCCGAACCAAAGTCAGGGGAGGAACTCCGAAGGTTGGGTATTGTATGCAAACCGGCAATCAAAGGTCAAGGGTCAATCACCGCCGGGATTTCGCTTTTAAAAGAATTTGATGTCATCGTAAGCCAAGAATCAAAAAACATATTCAAAGAATACAATGGATACTATTGGGAACAGTTAAAAGATGGTACAATTATAAACAAGCCGGTTGACCGCCTAAATCACCAAATGGACTGCTTGAGGTATGGCGTTTATTCCCAATATAGTAAGCGAAATGATTTCTTTGTTATTTAATTATTATTTTTGTAAAAATATAGACTTTAATGGCATCACTATTCGATAATTTCAAAAGGCTCGTGACTAAAAACAGTCAAGCCACAAATCAACTATTTAATCGGGCGATTTATAACTTTTTAGGCGATACAATAATCACGAGTGCCGAAAACGATGATTCCTACATCAACAAGGGTTATCGTTTCAACTCAACCGTTTATTCGATTGTCAACCTTATAACAAAGGCGGCATCAACCGTGCCGTTCCAAGTCTATGAAGTGCAAAGTCAAAACTCCCTTAAAAGATATAAGGCACTTACATCAAACGGATTCGATGCCAACGCAACCCACAAGGCACAAGTCATTTTAAAAAATGAAATGATCGAATTGGAGGGGACTGAAATCCACGAACTGTTGAACCGACCAAACCCGGCACAATCTTACGCATCATTCTTGACTGAGGTCATTGCGTTTGGCAAGCTAACCGGAAACCGTTACATCTACGGAATTACACCGGAGAGGGGTGCAAACCAATCCAAGTATGGCGAACTTTATGTTCTACCAAGTCAAGCAATGGAAATCCATTCCGGTGGGTTTATGAAACCTATTGACCATTACACCTTGGAATATAATGGCACATTCAGAATCGATGCCGATGATGTTTGCCACATAAAAGATTTCAATCCTTATTTTGATGGGTCAGGGCAAAACCTTTATGGTATGTCACCACTACGAGCCGGACTCCGCTCAATGGATGCCAACAATGAGGCACTTACCACCGGGGTGAAATATCTACAAAACCAAACGGCAAGGGGTGTTCTTATGTCAGAGGAAGGCGATTTGAATGAAGTACAAGCCAAACAACTCAAGGAGAAATTCAGACAACAATACCAAGGATCAAATAATGCCGGGGATGTTATCATTACCCCCAAGAAATTATCGTGGGTAAACTTTGGATTGAATGCGGCTGACCTTTCCCTTATTGAACAATACAATACCACCATCAAAGACCTTTGCAATGTTTACAATGTCCCGGCGGTGTTGCTTAACAATGTTGAATCGGCAACGTACAACAATATAAAAGAGGCAAGAAAAATGCTTTACACTAATGCGGTGATCCCCGAACTTATGAAAATAAGGGATGAACTGAATCGTTGGTTATCGCCCAAGTATGGCGAAAAGGTGTTTATTGATTTTGATTATACCACCATCCCGGAACTGCAAGAGGAAACCGATAAGGTTGTCGCTCAGATGTCCCAAGCGTGGTGGCTTACACCAAACGAGAAACGAGCGGCGATGTCTTATGGTAAGGATGAGGAGAACGAAAGAATGGATGAATACTACATCCCGGCGAATCTTTTGCCACTTGGTGATTCCGATATGCCCGATATGACACCCGAACCAATAGAAATTGAACCGGCAGAAAAAAGACAAGTGCCGGGGATGAACGACATTTTTACAACAATTAGTGAGGCACAACAACGAGCAAACGAAATGGGTGGTGAAGGTTACCACGAACACACTTATGATGGTTATACCGTTTATATGCCATTTGAAACCCACGAGGAATATGAGGCGGCAAAAGACAATCGCCTTGATGAATTTTACGGCGAGATGGATGCCGATTCTTTTGACTACAATTTCGAACTTGATAGTCGATATGATGATGATGAAGATACCGACCAAGATGGGGGAGAAATCATCCAAAAGGCACCACAAATCCGTGGGGCAATGGAAACGGCGTTGCGTAATAAAGTAAAAGACCACAATGAGGAATATGGTGACAACCCGGCGAAAAGGGCAACATATTCAATGTTGGCAAGGTCATTTGTAAGGGGGATTGGTGCATATCGCACAAACCCATCATCGGTCAGACCAAATGTTCAGAGTGAAGATCAATGGGCATTGGGTAGGGTCAATGGATTGCTTTACGCACTTAGAACCGGCAAATTCAAGAGAAGGGCATACGATACGGATTTACTACCGGAGGAACACCCACTATCATCAAAAGGCAAAACAGAAAAGGCGGAAACTTATTCCGATTACCCACAAGGTGCAACCAACAACGCCAAGCGAATGTTGGAATGGCGTGAGAAATATGGTCGTGATGTTGTCAAGGGTGGGACAAATATAGGTTGGCAAAGAGCCAACGATTTGGCAAACCGCCGCCCTTTAAGTTTAAGCGTGGTTAAGCGTGTCAACTCCTTTTTAGCAAGGCACAAAGACAACGCAAAGATCGATCCACAATATAAAGATGAGCCGTGGAAAGACCGGGGATATGTTGCCTATAATCTTTGGGGTGGTGCCGCAATGGTATC